CCGCCGGCTTTGAATTTCACATCGGTATCGATATCCATGTACCACACCGACACACCCACAAGGAAAGAGTAATATTATGTTTTTTAAGCGAAAACTCTTGTTTCCGCATGTGAAAATTAGGTTTTTTACCCCTGTATTAACATCTTGATTTGCCTGAAAATAATAATTGTTTTGCAGAATGTTTTTTTACACTCGCCCCTTATTTTTCCTCTATAAATTATCTTATGTTTGAACCAGCTTGTTCAAATCACGCACTTGTTTTGTTAACTCCTGCACCGAGGCCACAAGGTCGGCAATGATCGCCACATAGTCGATATTCATTACCTTGATTCGCTCGCCGTCAATTTCCTGTTCAACATCCTGGTAGGTGTAGATCTTGTCTACGGTTTCCACCTGCTGTGCGATAAAACCGCGTCTCACGCGCGTTTCGCCCTTCATCCTATACTCACACACCCCTAAGCGATCAATGCGCTCTGAAGCGTTCACAGGCGCTTGTGTAAAGTCTATTTTCAGGCGGACGTCTGAACCGGTCGTCATGACGTCGCCTTTAGGTGTGGAGATTGTCCCCCCTGCGCGGAATGACCATGCGTCCGTTCTCCCGAAGCCGTCCATATACATGACAATCCTGTGTTCGGTTCCCACGTACTCTTCAAGATAGAAACCGCCCCACGCCCCGGAGGTGTCAACGTTACCGCCGCGCCCGAGCATTCGAGATCGAATCCTTCCGCCTGAAACCAACGAACCAATAGCAGGGGATCCAAAGTCTGTTTTGTTGGCCGAAAGGTCGTCACGGCATTGCGTCCACCCTCCGATATCTGCCGCGCCACCAACACGAAGATCCCTGTCGACGCGAAAATGACTACCCTGCACACTAATTTGATCAGCGGCAGTAGCCATAATCCGCCCGGTGAAGTCGTCGTTGCTGTAGTTAAAATGAAAGTCAATGTATGGCGTGCTAAATGAGAGCTCAATCGCCTGGGAATACACCTTCCCACTAGCCGCATTATCAATATGCCCTTTGACCACTACATCGCCGCCAGTGGTAAGCGCTCCGGCAACCGTTGTTTTCTTATCCGTGCCGATAGTAAGAATGTCCTCAACCGTCGACGACGGCGAAACGGTCGCCGTGTTCGTGCGCTGGATCTTGAACGGCGTACCGCTGCCAACCGCGATTGTCCCGCCCTGCCCCTGCTTTTTAAGCAGCGCAAGATCTGAGTTCTTGCCGAGGTAGATCATCGCGTTGTCGGCCATACAGTTGACGTTACCGCTGATCTTCATCCCGGCGCTGAACGTCTGCACGGCGGTAAAGGTGTTCGCCGCCCCGCGCTGCGCTGCGGTGTCCACTGAGCCAATAACCTTATTCCAAGAGCGCACGGTGGCGGTGGTGCCGTCCTGCTTCGTGATTGTCACGTCACCGACGCCAAAGAAGATCTGATCCTGGTTCGCCAGGTCTGTGTAGTATTTGTTAAACGCGTTGTGAATATCAGCCGCGAGCTGATCGCTAATATTTGCCATTCAGTATCGGCCCCCGCAGGGGCCGCCTCCATGTTACGGCGTGGACGATCCACGAATTACGTTGTTGTTGCGCGCTGAGAAAGCGTCAAACCGTGAAAGGATGGTTAAAACCATCTGACCGTTGCGGTCAAGGTAACAGCCGTAGCGCAGGATCGCATCACCGGTGCCAGCAGGGACGACGAACGACATGTTTTCGACATTCATCGACTCCTGTGCGGTCAGAAGGCGAGTAGCGCCACCTGTTTCATAGGCAAGTTCCACGCCGATCTCCATGCTGCCGCCGCCAGAAGTCGCGCCAGTGCCACGCAACAACATGGCGTAGGACAGGAAGCCTGGATCAAGGCCGCCATCTGAACCGGGAGAATACGACATACCCGCCCGGAGTTTCGCGCCGCCGTCGATGGTGATGCTGTCGGTCTGCAATAGACCGCCGCGAATGTTGATCACCTGGTCAAAGTTCTGGCGACGGAATCGGGCCAGCTCGAACCATTGCCATGTTGCCTTCGGCACTTTACGCGTGCGGTGCTGTGCGATGTTGATGGCGAAGGAACCAATGTCGCCCTCAATACGGTTCGCGTATACGGTGCCCTGGAACCAACCGTCAGTAGCATAAACAGCGCCGCGAACGATAACGTTGTTGAACTGCGAGCTGCCATCTTTACCGATGCGCCAGCCAGACGATCCCTCAACGAAGTTGTTCGACTTGATCTCGTTGCCGATCTTCGCGTTGGTGATCGAACCGTCGCGGATCAGCGCTTCCTGCATGTACGCCACGCCGTTCTGAACCACGAACGGGTAAGTTTTGTTCGTCCCGCCGGTGTACACAGCGAAGGTGTCGGCCATGACCAGGAACTGAGATGAGCCGCTTGCGTCGATACCAAGCTGAATACCAGCAATGCGCGGGTTGCCGCCGCCGGTGTCAGTCTGAACTTTGACGCCCCACTGCGCCGACAGCTTGCCGTTGATATCCGCAACCGCCGTTGAGGTCTGCTGTACGGTAGCGCTCATGCCATCCATTGACGCGTTGATCGTGTCGATCTGCTGCGCCGTTGCAGACTCAAGATCCACCACTGCCTTGTTCGTCTGCGTGATGGCCGCCTGATTGTCACCGATTTGCGCGCGCAGTTGCTGGAAGCCGTTAGCCATCGCCAGCCCGTTCGCCGCTGTCGTCTCGTTCAGGCCGTCAATCGCCGACTCTGCATCATTAACGCGGGAAGTGATGCTATTCAGCGCCGTGGAGTTGGCGGTGATCTTCCCTTCCGCGTTGGTAACGCGGGTAGTCAGCTGAGATACAGCCGACGCGCTGGCCTTCGTGTCGACCACGCCGGACAGGTCGGAAAGGTCGCTGTTCAGCTTGGTGATGGCCTGCCCCTGAGTGGTCAGGGTGTTGCCCTGCTGGGTAACGGTAGACTGCAAGCTGGTGATAGCGTTGGCGTTCGCCGTGATCTTCCCGTTCGCGGTGCTTAGGTCTGCGGTCAGTTGAGTGATCGCTGTACCCTGCGACGTGATCTTGCCTTCCGCCAACGTGACGCGGGTCGTCAGGTTGGTGATGGCCGTCGCGTTCGCTGCGTTGTTGATCTCGTCGGTGACGTCAACAAAGAAAATGTCGTCAAAGTAGAAGTTACCGGCAGTCAAAAGCACGTTAATGCTGAAAGCGATGCTTTGATCGCTTGCTGGCACCCAATCGCCAGTAATAAGAGTCCAGCTTGTCCCTACGTTACTTTGCGAGTATTCGACCTGATGAATCGGGCCAGCTCCGGTGTCGGCATTGCCGATCCTGAACTTGTTATTGCCTTGGTTTCCGATGGTCGTGTTTGAATCGCGGCGCATGTATCCGCCGTAACGGTAGGTTCTGCCTTTCTTGATTCCGAGGATGACCTGAGACACGGCCACGTTTCCGCCAGAAAGCCCGCGCATAATGTATGCGCCAGTTCGTGGCGATTGAGCCGCGTAGATATCCGCGTAAGCGTTAAAACCACTCCAGTTATCAGTGCCACGCTCAAAACCAGAGTTTGCAACCATGTTGTTGGGATTAGTAGCCAGTGCTACCGCGTCATTCGTCAGGCTGGATTTCAGCTGAGTAAGAGCGTTCGCCTGTGCTGCGATATCTTTCCCGTTCTGCGTCACGGTGCTGGTCAGCGTGCTTAACGCGTCGCTGTTCGCCTTGATCGTCACTTCTTCGGTAATGTCGTAAACCTTGAAGGAGTCGATCCAGATCTCCGCGTTTGACGGGTGGCAGTAGAGACCAAAAGCCGACCCATCAACGCCGGTGGCCGGGGTAAGATCTGTCTCCCATGTCAGGGTCTGCCAGCTGGTCGTCAGGGTGAAGTTTTTGTCTACGCCAGGGCCTTCTACGGTGCCGTTGAAGTTCCAGCGACGCATTAGCAGGTTCATAGCCCCGCTTACACCCTTCGCGCGCACAACATAACGGTAGCGGCGCTGCCCGTTCTGAGGGATCGGCTTCTTGTTGTTGGCGAAGATGCCAGGCGAGTTGCCGTCTGTGCGCACCATACGCACGCCAACTTTGCCGTCGCCATAGTCGCCGAAAGTCACCTTGCTGGCGTTCTGCACGTTGTAGGCGGTGTCGCCTTGCAGAAAGTCGAAGTTCTGAACGAGGTTTTCGCCGGTACGGCGGTACGCCTCAAGACCATTTGTCAGCTGGGTGATGGCTGTTCCCTGGCTCTCGATCTTGCCTTCTGCGGTGGTGACGCGAGACTGCAACGCGTTTACCGCGCTGGCGTCGGCCTTCTGGCTCAACGTGCCGTTAATGGTGTTGATTTCGCCGGTTAGCTTGGTGATCGAGTCAGCTTGTGCGGTGATTTTGCCTTCCGCTGAGGTCACGCGACTGGTCAAGCCGGAGATGGCCGAAGAGTTCGCGTCTGCGGTGGTCTGCGCTGCGTGCGCGTCGGTCACGTCGGTAATAACGAGGTCGTCGATATAAAGACGATACCCTGGGCCGCCAGCGGTGCCGCGAGTGGAGATCCACAGACGACCGCGAGTCTTCTGAGAGCCTCCCGCACTTAACTTGCCGGAGAACTTGACCCATTTACCACGTCCGCCGCCAGCGGTCAGCGCTGCCTCATTGATGGCAAAAGCAGTCGGCCATGCTGCGGTTCCTGCTGCGGTGCGAACGATCATCCCGACGTTACAGCCCCAGCCATTCGGCGGCGTCTCGCCTTCCGGCATCATTGCCCAGCACTCATAGCGATAAACGGCGTCTTCTCGGATGGTGGTCTCATAACCAAACATCTTGTCGGAGTTGCCGGTTTCACCGTCAGCACGGCGACACTTGAGTGACTTCGATCCGCTGAATGCGTATTCAGTGGTTACGGCAGCATTGGCCCCGCCGATGGTCTGCCCATCTGCGTATGATTCAAACGACCCGTCTACCCATGGGTTGCTGTTCGAATACTGCTGAGTTTTTAGTCTGTTAGTAAGGTTGGTGATCGCGTTGCTCTGCGACGTAATGTCGTTGCCCTGCTGCGTCACCTTCGTGTTCAGAGAGGTGATCGCGTCAGCGTTCCCTTTGATGTTCGTCTCGTTGGTGATATCGACCACGTAGACGTCGTCAAAGTACATCGAGCCAGTTTTAAGAAACGCAGTGAGCTGGAATTTTGCGACGGTGTTTTTTGACGCTGTCCAGTCCATGGATACGTGTTGCCACGTATTGGTAAACGGCCCGTAATTGACGGCGGCCAGTAGGTTGTCTGAACCGTCAGCAATGCGGAATTTAGTGTTAGCAGGATCTTGAATCTCGGTTCCAGCATTCTGTCTTGCGAACACACCGAAGCGATAACGGCGGCCTTGTGTAACCTCAATGCTTTGGCCGATTTTGACGCCAGCGCCAGCATTCATTCTAAGGATCTTCCCTCCAGAATGCGGGTTAGTGGCATCAATAACATCCGTTAGATCCGACCATCCATCAAAAGCAACCTGTCCGCGTTCAAACGAGGCGTTTGCCAGCAGGTTCCCCGGGATCTTGCCTTGGGCGTCCATGGCCGACTCGGTGTTGCTGATGCTGTTGGTAAGCTGGGTGATTGATTGGCCCTGCGATGCGATCTTGCCCTCCGCGTTGGATACGCGGGTTGTCAGTGAGTTAAGCGCACTTGCATCTGCCTTGCTGTTCACAACGCCAGTAAGGGTCGACAGATCGCTGGTCAGTTTGGTGATCGCCTGGCCCTGAGATGTGATCTGCCCTTCTGCGTTGGTAACGCGAGTGGTCAGCTGGCTGATCGCCGTAGCGTTCGCGTCGGCCTTGCCTTCTGCGTTCGCGGCTGCGGTGACGTCACGCACCTGCCAGTCGGTCGCATACCATACAGTGCCGAAGTCCGGGCCGGACTGGTTGATTTGCAGGAACGGGCGGAAATAGCCTTTTGCTGCGTGCGTGGCGTTCGGCTTGAATCGCCAGGTGGTTCGCGTCCACTGCGCGCCGGTAGCCGCTGAGATCTGGCCGCCGTTCGCCTGCGGCGACCCGATACTGCCAGCTGCCTGCGTTGACGTCCCAATGTAGTGCTGGAATGGTGCCGTGCCGGTGCCGCACGCTGCCAGTACGGAGATCTCGAACACCTGCCCCTCATGGCAAGGAATGTTATTCATCACCGGCACATGGTCACGATACTGGCACTTGATCGCCCATGCATAAGGACAGCCAGCCGGGACGCCTTCCGACGTGGTAGATACCACGGTCATCCCCATTTGCGGGTATGCCGGGTCAACTGTCGGGTTCGGGATGAGGTTGGCGGCCTGCGTCAGAATCCCCTTGATCGATGAGTTGATCGAGGTGATTGATTCAGCCTGAGAGTCAATCTTCCCTTCGGCCGCCGTTACACGCGAGGTCAGGCTGCTGATCGCGCCAGTGTTGGCTGTGATCTTGCCGTTCGCCGTCGACAGGTCGTTGGTGAGCTGGGTAATGGCGTTGCCCTGGGATGTGATCTTGCCCTCGGCATTGCTTACGCGAGTTGTGAGCGACTGCAACGCGCTTGCGTCGGCCTTATTGTTTAACGCGGTGTTGATATCCTTCACCGAGTTATTGAGGGTCAGGATTGCGCTGCTGTTCGCGTCGACCTTCCCGGCGGTCTGTTCTACCTGGGAGGAAATAACCTGCGCAGCGGACGCCGCAGCCATCTGACCGGCACCACTGAACAATTGATCGACGTTGTCGGACAGCTTGAGGCCGAAGTTGATGTAAAAGCCGCCGGTCATCTGAGCCACGACGAACTCGATGGTGTTCCAGCCCTTTTTAAGAGCAAGTGAGTATTTCGTGGTGCTCGCGCCAAGTGATGCAGTCTCGACGCTGTTCACATAAAGGCGGCCGGTGTCGTCAACGATGCGTGACCCAGGGGCGATCTCGATGGTCTTGTCGGCGTTGAGGTAAACCAGCGACTTCGCGTAGGCGATTTTGTAGTCGCCGTATGACTGAAAATCCAGCTTGGCCGCGTCGGCCATCTCGGATACGGCCAGCGGTGGAACACCGGACAGGTCTGACAGCTTCGGGATGTACCCGCTACCGCTCACCTTAATGTCGAAGATTTTGGTTAGCCAGTATTTGGCTTTACCGTTCTGCGCCGTGTTCTGCAATTCAGTGATGGCGCTACCCTGCGACGCCAGCTTGTCACCCTGCTGGATAACAGTGGTTTGCAGCTGCTGCAACGCGCTTGCATCGGCCTTGTTCGCAATCTGGCCCTGCAAGGTGCTTACGTCACCTTTCAGCTGGGTGATCGACTGGCTGTTAGTAGAGATCTTGCCTTCGGCGGCCGTAACACGCGTAGTCAGTCCAGAAATGGCGCTGGCGTTCGCGGCGTTGTTAATTTCGTCTGTTACGTCGACGAAAAGAACATCATCAAAGTAGATCTCACCAGAGTTAAGAATCCAGTTAATGCTGAATGCAAGCGTCATGTCACTTGACGGGACATAGTCCTTAGTAAGCAGCGTCCAGTTGGTTCCAACATTGCTCTGAGTGTAGTTAAGTTCTGACAATGGGCCTGCGCCTGTATCCGCATTTCCCAGTCTGAATTTGTTATTGCCTACTGCCCCGGCGGTCATGTCTGAACTGCGCTTAACATATCCGCCGAAGCGGTAGGTGCGACCTTTCTTGACATTAGCCACTAACTGAGTGATGCCAGCAATGCCGCCAGCCTTGCCGCGCAGGATTTTAGCCCCTGAATGCGGGACTTGAGCCGCGTAAATATCCGCGTAAGCATTAAAGCCAGTCCAGGCCGCCTTATCACGTTCGAAACCGGTGTTCGTCAGCAGATTGTTTGGGTTAGCGGCCAGCGCGATGGCGTCGTTGTTGATCGTGCTCTCAAGGCCGGTGATCAGGCTGCTGTTAGCCGTCACGCGCCCGTCAATGTCTGAAACGTCGGTTTTCAGCTGATTGATCGCGGTGGTGTTCGCACCGATCTTGCCGTTAGCGTCAGTCAGGCCGGATTGTAACTGCGTGAGAGCCTGGGCCTGCGATTGGTTCTCGCTGGTCAGCGTGTCAAGGCGCTGGGTGACTGCGGCCTTGTTGGCGTTGTAGTCGGTGCGCAGCGTGTTAACGTCGCTTGAGATGGCCTGTTCTGCGGTGACGCGGGTCTGGCGTTCGTTGTAGATAATGCCCGTCACCAGCTTGGCCGGGTCGGTTCCCTCATAGTTGCCGCGAAGCTGAACGGCCAGCGTGTTACGTTCCGCAGCCTCTGCGGAATCCGCAGCGGTCATGGCCGTGCGGAGATCCTGAATCTGCGCCTGCGATGCGCCGGGTGTCGGACGGCCGACTGCCATCCAGTTAACGGCGTAGTAGTTACTGGCGTCCTGGTTGGTGGAGAAGTCCAGGCGCAGCCGGCGGATGGTACCGGACGTTGCCCAAAGCAGATCAGGAATGGACAGGACGGTAACCCCGGTAGCCGGGTCAAAATCAGGCGCCGGTATGGTAAAAGAGCGGTCGTTCGACCAGCCGGTTTCCTCTGCGCCGATCCAGTACAGCTTGCCAGCCCATGTCGGATTACCTGTGCGCTTCATGCGAAGCCGTATGTACTTATAGCTCTGACCGTCGATTGCCAGCGGATTCGGCGAGCGCATGGTAGACGTGGAGCCAGCCGGGTAAATCCAGCCATCCTGATCCACCGGCAATAGGTTGGTGTTGTTGTCGTTCGATGCCCAGCCTTCAGGGTCGTTGTCGAAGTACCAGATCGCGATGCTGTCGAACTGCTCGCCAGTGCCGGCGGAGAGGGAAGCCATTTGCTGCGCCAGGCTGTCGAAGCCGTCCTGCATCGTGGTGTTCGTGGTGCTGATCTGCGCTTCGACTTCGTTTTTCGCCGTCAGCAGGTTGGCCGCCGCCTGCGCAGCCACTTCGGCGTCGCCAGTCTCTGCCTTCCTGATTGCGTCCGCGACGTCACTGGCCGCCTTATTGGCGGTGGCGATGTCGCCAGCCTTACGATCAAGGATCTCCTGAGCAATAGCCCCGGCGTTAGCGGCGCCAGCGTTCGCAGCGTCGGTGATGTCCTTCGCGTTCTGCCGGATATCAGCAAGCTGGTCGTTCAGCTGCTGCTGTTGCTGCTTGTTGGTTGCTACAGCGCCGTCAGCAGTCACCTGTGCAGCCTGTGCGGCATCCTTAGCAGCCTGCGCGCTGTCTGAAACCTCTTTAATACCGCCAGTTAGCTCTTCGTAGGTATCCGTGTCTTTAATCGCATCATCGAGTTGCTGGTAATAGTCATCGACGTTATCGCTGGACATTCCATGCACCCAGCCGGTCCATGGCGAGGCATTACCGAGGCGGTCGATCAAGCGTGCGCGATACCAGAACTGTGTGGCAATCTTCAGCCCCATCTGCTGGTACTTTTTACCAGGATACGCTAAATCGGTCAGCGGCAGCGCGCCTTTACCGTCCTGATCAGGGCTGTACTGCAGCTCAGTGCGCTGGGTATCCTCCGCCCACTCAGGGAACTCCCAGCGGATCTCAATTCCCGCGGTCAGTGATGCCGTCGTTAACGCCAGCGGCGGCAGCGGTTCACCAACTTTCCCGGTCAGGGTCTTCTCTTCGGAATACGCCCAGCCGCTCGAAATCTCCGCCGCATTGATCGCGCGGACACGCACCAGATAGCGGCCGGCATAAATACCGCTAACCTCGAACGAAGTGGTTGAGTTACGTGGCACGCTGATCCAGTTTCCCTCATTTCGTCGCCACTGCGCCTCATAGGAAATCGCACCGCTGACCGCTGACCAGTTGACCTGCATCGTTTCGACGCTGATCCCCTGATTCACGACCGAGCGGGATGTGATGACAATATCGTCAGGAGGTGACTGGTTGCCCGCCGGCAATACGCTAACCGGACGCTGGTCGATAATAGCGCCGGTATCGATGCGGGGAAATTTATCCGGGTCATGTGCCACGCCGGTGATGGTGAGCGTGCCGTTATTGTTGTCTTTTACACCAATGACGCGGTACTGCTGCGGCACCAGGTCAGTATATTCGACGATCCAGACGCACTCCGCCTCTGGTGTCTCACTGTATGCCGTTGTAACCGTCACCTGCCGACGACCGTTTACCGACTGAATGGTCCGTGCCTGCGAAATACCCGATGGCAGGTTCAGATGCAGGCGGTCGCCCTCTTTTGCATCGATATCACGATCAAGCGTGATTACGCGTCCATTCACCGCGCTGATACGACCACCATTAACTCGCCCGGCCAACCGTTCGTCGCCCAGCCCAATGATGTAACCCGGCTGCGGGATCCTGCCGTCCAGCCCGACATCAATTTCGACCATGCGGTCCTTATTGTTGGTAAGGATCCCCCACAACCCTTTACGATGGGCTTCACTCTGCCGCGTACAACCAATGGCCGTGACTTCCAGCTGGTTAAAACTGTATCGGGAAACCAGTTCCGGGATAAATGCGGGCTCCATCGCATCGGCATAGGCGTTATCCGGATCAGACCAGGAAACCAGCGCGTTGGTGTAGCGGGCCTTACTGGTGCTGCTGGAATATCGCGGGCTACCAAGAATATTCGCGCGCGTATAGTTGAAATCGACATCACGCGGCATATCGGCCTGAACGATAATCTGCTCACCACTCCAGCAGGTCATCCCCCGGAAAATAGCAGCGAAATCGCGCAGTACGGTGTAGGCGTCGTTACGCTCCTGAACATAGACATTGCAGATATAACGAGGCTCCATGCCATCGCCGCCCCTGCCATCGGGAACCAACTGATCACAATACTGCGCAATCGGGTAGAGCGCCCATTTGGAGATATTCGCGCTGGTCAGACGATCGCCAAGACCGAAACGATCAGAGACAACAATGTCGTAATAAATCCATGCCGGGTTATCAGTCCATGCCCATTTGAAGCCCCCTGTCCATGTGCCGGTATATTCGCGCGTTTCCGGGTTGTAGTTATCCGGGACACGGATAACACGCCCACGCGGCTCGCAGGAGATTTGCGGGATGGAACCATTGAACTGGCTGGAGTCGAATTCGATGTACAGCAGCGCGGTGTGTGGGTAACGCAGCTTCGCGTCAATAACCTCGGTGTAGCTCTGCAGCGTCATGACGTCGCCGATTTTCACGCTGTTCGCGTCCGGCGATATCTTGCGAAGACGCAGCGTCCAGGTGCTGCCTGCCTGCGGTAAATCGATGCGGTGGCTACGTTCATACCCGGAAGTAGTTTTGCCGGAGACGGCGGTCTCGAGTACGGTCTGCCAGGCTCCGCCATCCGTCTGTAAATCGATTGCGTATTTAACGGTATTCCCCACCACATCGCCGTCGTCTTCCTGCTTCATCAAGGAGGGCCATTTCAGGCGGACGCGAACGGCAGAAAGCTGGGTATTCGTAAACGTGTGGGTCCAGGCGGTCTGGCTGGAAACTTCCGTCCCTACGCTAATTTCATTCTCGGTACCTGGAATACCCTGAATATAACTCTGCGCCTGCGTGCCAGGACGAAACTCCCAGGCTACTCCGCTGAAGTTTTGAGAACCATCGGCATTCTCAAGAGGAGTACCATCGAGATAAATATCTTTCCCGGTTAAACCACCCGCAAATTCACCCTCACCCAATGCGATAAGAATTTTGGCTTTTGCTACAGACTGTAAATCGTCCGGCTGTTCTGTAGGTGTACGTTGGCTTGAACTGCCACCTTTGCGCCCTTTAATGATGTTATTTGCCATATTACGTCCATAAAAAAAGCCACCGCGAGGTGGCCTGAATTGGATGGTGTTACTTACTAATTATTTATTGCTGGTCTTCGACATAGATACCGGCGGAAATAATCGCCCCGCCAATTCGCCGCTTACCATATAGCCAACCAACAGGATAACCCTGTGAGGCGGTATTGGTTACGCTACCAAAGGCATAACTGGCTTTATTGTCGGGGGATTCTTTTCGTGCCAGCCCCCCAGGCTGAGGGGAAAGCATCTGAGCTACACCACCTATCGACATTGCTGCCCCTGCCATCATTACATTAGCCCCCCATGCCTGGCCAAATCCGATAGAGGCTATGGCTCCAACTGCGACAATAACCGCGCCTAAAATAGTTTGAAGGAAACCAGCTTTTTTGCTGCCAATAATTATAGGCACAATCCGGATTACCTCTCCTGCTATTGGAAATCCTAGGTCGTCTACCCCTATGTTTTTTTCTCCTTTAAATACCGCATAGGTTAGTCCACGCTCTTCGCTGGTAATCATGAATTTTTCAAATCCAGGAATGGTACTCGCCAGTGCTATTCCTGCTTCATGGGGGCATGAAATAAGGCGATGATGAGTTTTCCCAAACTTTTTACCGAGCGTTCCACTTAGTTCAATACGCGTCATGACTTCTTTCATGTTTTCTCTTAAAAAAACCGCCTGACGGCGGCTTTTCCCGTAAGAAATTAAAAAGCTGTAGGGTATATACCAAAATCACCGTTGGTCCCATAACCTACACGATACATTAACGTTTTCCCTTCAGTGACTTCTCCTGATTGTTCACTCATACCCCCACCACACATTCCTTTAGGCCATGCACTAAAGATATGAGTACCTATTACAGGATAAATAACTGCTTTTTCCGCCGTATCCAAATCAGCAATTTCTTTACCATCAATATAAATTCGAGTCATACAAGCACTTCCCATAAAGCCCGAATCTCTTTTTATGATGACTTTGCCCGTACCTTCTTTTTTAGTGAAAAACGATGGATTTAAAATTTGTTTAGAAGGTATGTTTTTTGCCTGCTCATTAGTTACAGGCTTAGTCGCGCATCCTGTAATTCCCACGATCACTAACGCCAGTGCAATTTTTTTCATCTCGGTGTCCCTTTTGCTTTATAGTTAAAACTCCACAAAAGATTAACACAGAGAACGATATCGGACGATTTTCATCGTCCTGTCTAACCAGTATCCACCATACGGCACGCGCTGGCTGAGATGACCATAAAGGTGGTGCAACAGCATGTTGCCTTCCAGCAGAATCCCGGCATGGTTCCACTTATCCGCCTGCACCTGCATGATCACCATATCACCCGGTAGCGGCGGACCATCAAACTCCCGGAACCCGCATTCATACCAGCAGTCCTGATAAAAATTGTCCGAATACTCCTTTTCCCACCACGGATAATCGACGCGGTAATCGTGCAGCTCGATGCCGTGGATTTGCCTAAAATAGCTCATCACCAGGCCCCAGCAATCATAATGACCAAGCACGAACGGACGCTCAAGGAGGGGCAACTCTCCGCGTGGGTGGATGGTACGCAGATCGCCTTCCGGCCAGCTGATAATATGCCAGGGGAGCAGAGTGGCATCGCACTGCGCCTTATCCAGTTCACTGGGTTGAGTGGTCGCATCAGGATGGCTGTGAACAATGCCGATGATCGTCCCCCAGTCTTCTACCGCTGCGTAATCTTCTGGCGCCATTACAAAATTATCATTCGACTCACTGGCCATATTTCTGCAGGGGAAATAGCGCTCCACTCGCCCCTTTTGGGCAATCAGGCCGCATGCCTCACGCGGGTAATCAGCGGCAGCATGGGCCTGTATCGCCATAATCGTTTTCTGGCGCATATCAGCTCCTTATCAGCGACGTGCCAGGAAATCCGCCAAACGGCAACTCGTTATGCTCACCAAAACGCAGTTTGCAGGCAGTGAGTGTTCCGTTGCAGACGTCTTTCGATGGGTCATCAACCGGCTTGTTATTCTTGTCGAAATACTTTGTCCCTGCATAATCGCAGCCATCGCCACTACGGTATTTATTGCGAATACACCAGGTGCAAACCGAATGATATTGCCGGGTCGGAATCATCATCCCCTGTAGGTCCATCGGGCTGGAAAGCGTGAACTCCACTATTTCATCGGTTTCAAGGCTTTTGGTGTCGATAAAATACAGATGCCGTTTTTCCTGCGTCGGGTCTGCTGTGGCATTACCTTCAGGGAAGTTTCGTGCATCCAGATACTGCTTTTGTGTCTCATGGATAATGACCCGAGCCATCGCCAGATCGTCATAATGCAAACACAACGCGGAAATCGAACCATCAATGTTACCCACCCTCAGTGTCGGCTGCGCGTCGCTTCCTGAAGTCGAGGATTCGATCCCCTCTAATTCACACGGCCACGCTTTATATTCGGTTCCCTGCCACCAGATACTTTTAGCGGGCAATTTCGATTCATCGCCACCAGCGGCTAAAATTTCCGCTTCAGTATGAGGAATGTTATATCCGTGGAAATATAAAACATCCCCCATGTTAAAAGCACTACCATCAATTTCAAAAATCCGGATTTCATCTCCCGGCTCCAGTTTCTGATAATCAGCGTGAAGACTCATGGTACGAATGCCTGTTCAAATGTTGCAGTGACTGTCATGACTCTGTTATTTAGAACGGCTTTTTGCAGGCTGTCAGCCTGAACCCGCCATAGCGCCAGCTCGTCATACGGTGGTTTAAACGCAAAGGATTTTGTTTTATGCCGTCGCAGGAATTTATATATATCCAGGCCTGTTTGCAGATCTCCGGTAAATGAAAATGCATAATTTAAGGTTTCCGGGTTTATTCCCTCCCCTGAAACCTGCGCATAGCCGTCGCCAAATTGCGCCTTTCGAATATTATCCTTACTCGTTATCGCGGGCTGACTGGCGGCCTGAATTCGCCAGGAAAATGTTTCAATAGTCATAAATAGCCTTTATCTCAGCCAGTAAAAAGGCCGCAAAGCGGCTTCAGGTATTAACGCCCTTCTTTTATTGCCTTCCAGAGTGGCGTTCCGGGCCGTTGGGCCTGTTCACTGACGACACTAATAATGGCGGGTTTCAGTTGCTTGAGGATACCGTTACTGTCAATCGCTGACCGCTGCGTAGACTGCTGTTCGTTGCTGCTACTGATATAGACGCCGCCCATGTTGACCATCACACCACCAGTGGACACACTCGCCGGACTGGCAGCGTTGCCGACATACCCGCCGGAGGCATAACCGCGCATCATCCGGTAAAGGTTGCTAACGCCGATGCGGCTGGTTGCCTCTTTGGTGAAAACGAATTCGCCGCGGTGGACAACCCCAGCGGGCTCGTATTTACCCCCATGCCCGGTATAACCGCCACCATCAAAGCCAGAGGGACGATAGGAAGGAACGGCAAAAGACTGACCAGAATTTGAAGAACTGCTCCCGCCGCTAATCCACCCCATTGCAGCCTGAAAGGTGTAGGCCACAATAAGCTGATCGATGACCTGAGCGATCATCTTCAGAATGGATGTGGTGAATTCCTTAAAACTCGCTTTGCCGGTGGTATTGAGCAATGTCAGCTGATTTGCCAGCCCCCCAAAAGTGGCCTGCGAAATTTGTTGAACAGAGGAAAATACATTAGTGGCAGAATCCTGATACTCAGCCCAGCCCTGTTTGGCGCCGGCCAGCCAATTACCGCGCAATGCGTCCTCGGCTTCATAGGTGGCTTGCTGTTCCTCCAGCACCTTGCGCTGCGCATCAGGGTTGAAAGCATACGTTTCACTCAGCTTTTCAAGCGTGCTTCTTCTGTTCGCTTCCCTGCCAGAAAGTCCGTCGGCCTGAGCCTTGATCCCCGCCCGGATCGCACTCTGCTGCTGAGCGAATTTATTGGCCTGATCTGCCAGATTATTCAGCTTCTGCTGCCGGGCGACCTTATCACCGAGATCTGCCAGCTGACGTTTGTATTCCAGGGTTTCGTTTTTGTGGGCCAGCAGTGATTTTTCCTGGGCGGAGAGCTGGCGGCGGCCGGCCGCTTCCTGCAAAACAGCATACTGATTTTCTGCCTGCCAGAGATCCCGACGTTGCTTACTGATCACGTCGTTGACGTCTGTATGCTGCTGGAGGGTTTTCAACTGAGCCTGCAGGGTCAGTAATTCGGCCTGAGCCCCTTCCTCTGCTTTACTCCCCGCGGGTGTTGTGTACTGCCTCCCTTTCGGCGTTTTAGGGTCTTTGTACTTCGCATCAATACTTGCGCGAATTTTTTCTATATCGCTGGCTGTCCAGCGGGTCGCAATCCCATCGATCGCATCTTGCTTGTTTTTCTCAACAAGCTTATTAAATTCGGCCTGGGCGCGAGCCCGTCTCTCTGCCGGCTTGAGGCCTGATTCCAGAAGTTGATTAAACTGCTGCTGGTTCCTGATGGCTTGCTGTTGTTGTTCGTTACGCAGCTTCTCGCGTGCCGCGGCTAAACCTTCCTTAGCGTATGCTTTGTCGGCTTCATCATAAGTTTGTTTCAGCAACTCAGCACGTTGAGTGGCAATACGCAAACGTTCTGCATCAGCCTTAATGAGGGGGTTATTACCGGAATAGTTGGGATCGACGTTCAGGTTGGCGGCCAGTTGCCGGCGTTCTTTTTCCGCTGCCTGCCAGTCTGCAAAAGCCCCCTGCCGCTTCATGGCCGCATCAGGATTACGACCAATGCCCATCATGGCATCCCAGGCGCCGCTGGCGGCATTTTTCACCCAGTTCCACGCCGTTTCCAGTGTCCCCAGGTTTTCCTTCACCGCATTCGCACGCTGGATAACGCTGTCGGAATAGGCGCGCATCGCAAGCTCGGCAGCGCGCTGCGAATCCCCCATTGCCTGAGCAGCTGAAATCTGCTCAAACTGACTTGCGGTCAGAAAATGCAGAGATTCATTCAGCGTTGCGACCGCATTAACCGGATCTTCTTTTAGCCGCTTAAACTGGTTAATGGTTTCATCCACAGCCTGGCCGGTAGCCTGTTGAAGCCTCGCAGCCACATTGGCAATCCGTTCGACGTCGGCGCCGCCGAATACCCCGCTTCCCACAACCTGCGCTAATACGGCTGCCGCGGCGTGCTGAGTGACTCCATTTCCTGAGATGTTCCGTGCCAGCGCCTGCAGTTGTCCCGAGGTTTTACCGGCATAGTTCCCGGTGAGAATGAGCTGTTTGTTAAACTCCTCGGCTTCCTTCCCGCCCTCGTACCACGCCTTTCCCAGCAGAACGACGGATGCTGCTATGCCACCGACCACGCCAGCGATCCCCAGTCCGCGTAGCGTCATCATTTTTTCGAGCCACCCGGCCTGATTCGCCAGGGTTATCCCGGAGCCACGCAGAGCGCCGAAGTTGCCCCGCAATAACTCTCCAGCCAGAACACCAAGCTCCCGACGTGCACCGGCGCTCTCGAAACCAAGGCTGTGCGTTGCGACCTTTGCCGCTTCCAGTTTGCGGATATAAACTTCAGCAGCATCGCTGGCGCCTACCTGCGCGGCTTTCATTCTCAACAGCTCAGTACCAGATAGTTTTTGTTCGACCACCTGGGCCTTAAGCTGGCGAAGAAATTTTTCGCGCGCCTGGTTCGCTTTTTCCTCAACCTGCTGGAGTTCTTTCTGCCGTGCCGTAGTGCGGGAAATCAGGGAGAGATAATCACCCTGAGTGATGTTCCCCTGCGCGCGGGCCTTGCGGAATTGTTCCTGTACACTGGCCAGCGACCGTGTTTCACCACTGAGGGATCGAACGCCATCTATCTGCCGAAAGAACGATTCCGCCAGCGCATCCTGCCGCCGCGCCAGCGCCTCTGCCTGAGCGTCGTTCTCCCGATAACGCTGGTTTAACCCGGTGACGCGCTGGTAAGTCTCATCGACCGATTTGGAGACCCGCTGCAATTCGTTCTGAAGCCCGGCGGCGGCATCCGCCTGCCGCCTCTGCATATCGGACACGGCGCCGGCACCGGCATCGCAGGTCGTTTTAAGCGCGGTGATTTGCGCCTCTGCCGCACTGCGCATGCGCGTCTGCACTTTTTCCGACTCATTCGCCACACCGGACAGTTGCCCCTTAATCCTGGCAATCTGTTCGGTGAATGTGGCGCTGTCGACATCCAGGTTAATGACAAGGTCGCTAATCTGCTGGGCCATATCTGGTGCCTCCTGTAATTCCCTCCGCGGCCAGCATCATGGCTTCATCGTCCTGTATATTATCCGCTGCAGCCTCAGCGGAGGGAGACAGCAGGCTGAAGTGTGCAGGGGTGATGTCCGGATCCCGGTATAAGAAGGTTGAAATGGTGTAAAGCAGCCCGGAGAAGTGGGCATCGAGCTGCGCGTCCTGAAAAAAACGCTCCCGGTAAAAGTGATGCCAGTCGCCCAGCTCGGAGGACGTCATGCCAGCAAGCATGGCGCGCCAGTCAGGTCGCCCGAACTCACGCGCCAGCTTCAGGACAAAATCAAGCTCGCTGGCTAGGGCTTTTCCGCTGTAACAGGTTCATCACCCAGCACGGTGGTATCAATATCTTCATCCGTAGATTGCTCTTCTTCGGCAACCGGCGCCAGCATGCCGGAGAGCAGCTTGATCTGCATTTCCGCTTTGCCAATCGCTTCCGGCGGCCAGGTACTCATCACCTGCTGGTGGAGCTCCTCTTCAGAGGGCCCTTTAGGATCGTTATGCCAGAGCGAGAGCGCAATCAGGCGCGCGCCTGCGCGGATACTCATACTGACCAGCCCGGCGGACATTTTCTGGTCATCCACGTCATCAGAAATGGCGGATAAGGCTTTTTCTTCTGCGGCCAGATATTCGAGATAAGTAATGCGCTGCAATGCCGACAATTCGGTGATCGGCACCGTAGCGCCGTTATGGGTAAATTCGTCTTTTTTCAGAAACATGCTCATTCCTCTGTTATCAGGAAGCCGTCACGGTGGTTTTGCAGGTCGCCACAAAATTACCGTCATTACTCATGACAATAATGTCGGCAGCACCAGGTGCCACGCCGGTGACGATCAGAGATTTGCCACTCACGACCACCTTCGCTTTCGAGCTATCCGAGGTCGCTGCGCGGAACGACTGCATCGACGCGCTGGCAGGCAGGAAAGTAACATTTAGCGTTGTGGTGGTGCCGACTGCCACGCTGGCCGTTGCCTTATCGAGTTTGATCCCGGTCACCGCGATCGGCGGATTACCGCTTTCTTCCGCCAGTTCAGGTTTCCCGGTATTGGTGATTTTGGCTGTACGGGTGATCACTTCCTTCGCGGGAATGGCTTTACCCAGGCTACTGCACCACCCTTTGAACACATCCACGGTGCCATTCGGGTATTTAATTTTGTAGGCCCGCACATCGCCATCGACAAACCAGGCCACCAGCGACTTTTGCCCCTCTTCCCCTGGCTTCCAGGCCAGGGTTAAAGACGTATCACCTGCCGATTTTGCCCCCTGCGCTGTCGCAGTCCAGTCTGCGTTTTCATCGTCAAGGTAGGTGTCATCGTAGGACTCCGCCGTCATTTCGCCCGGCGTCAGTTCCTTAATTTTCGCCAGGCGCTGCCAGTCAGCATCGGAAAGCGGGTTAGCGTAGGGGTTCCCCGTTCCGGTATACAGCCAGAGCGTGGTACCAGCCCCTTTTACCGGGGCCATTGGATTAGGAGTTGCCATAAAATTCCTTATCTAAAATAAGTGAGGGTATAGGTCAGATCGACCGATCCCCAGGTGGCCATTTCGTCATCACGCTGGTAGTCGTAGCCCATGGGGATCATCGTTTCGATTAAGGGAAATAGCGCCGGGATAGTTTCAAGAGCCGGATACACCTTCTCTTCCATCCACGCATCCAGCGCGCTATCCGGCGTGGTGGATTTCAGAAATACCTCGATATGAAGGACTGCTTGCCAGCTATCCTCATCCAGGCTTTCTCCCGTGTATTCGGCATCCGTCAGATAGACTGCGAGCGCCGGTAGATCCTGCTCTTCCAGAAAGACAGGGCGTCCGTCAAACCATGTCACACGGTCCGGAATGGACGTCTTTAACTGGTCCAGAACAGCAAGACGAATAGCGGTGTGTTTGCTCATCGCTTCAGGTGGATCCTCAGTTGATTTTTCAGCGCGGACGACAGCTCCTTCGGCATGTCACTGTCGATAAGCTGCTTTGATATAGCGGTGAAGTTTTGGGTTAACGGGATTTCGAGAGGAACTTTCACAACATCAATCGGGTAGCGGGATTTACCCAGACGGTGCATCACCTGCCACCGCCCGTTCGCAAGCTGCTGGATAAATGCATTTTTGAAAATGTACGGTCCAATACGAAGCACACTCCCGCGCCCGCGTTTTTCGCCTTTTCGCCTCGAAAGCTGCACCCGTGCAGCACCCAGTTTGATTGCAGGCAGGTTCCCTCTATTAATACGAATGGCCGCCACCAGACGATCAGGTTTCGCGCGCTTAAGACGCGACCGCTGCCGGACCAGCCTCACCGGCAACCCTTTTTTGCGGTTATCACCAACCGTTGCCTCTTTCGCCACCTTGCGGCTACCTTGCGTAATTGTTCGCCCGGCAACCCGGTTAAGCGCCTGCGCGGTAGCCGTCGGTACCATCAGTCGGCTCAGACTGTTCAGATTCTGGATAGCACGCTCAAGACCTTTCAGAGACATGATTCACTCCAGCCAGATTTGAGGCTTCCCGTTAAAAAACTGATAGCGGGTAACGATCCAGTCTTTACCGTCATATTCCACGGCATCGTTTCTGGCGGGCCGATAACCAGCAGCAAACACGACCAGCACCGTGGCGGCTCCGGAAAGTGCGCCCATCTCCTCCAGCAACTCAGCAGGCACGACGTCAACGCTTATGCCGTTAATGACCGCTTCCTTGCCCATTTTTTTGAGGGTGGCGGCATCCATCCGGGCCGCCATCTTGTCGAAAGGGTTAGGCATTGATCTTGACGTCAATGACGGTACTGTTTGCGCCCGCATCTTCCCAGGCAACCCCAGCAAAAACTGCGCCTGTTGCTTCCAGCTGTACCTTGCCCGCCTTGAAATACACCTTCTTTCCCGCTTTAATTTCATCAGCGGGCAGCTTCGGCAGTTGGAATACCCCTTCAGTAAGACCATCGCCAGTATCGCCGCCGGGAATATCAATGATCGCGATAGCAATCAGCTCACCGACAACAACAGCTGCCCCACTCAGAATCGGTTCCTGTCCGGCATTAACCAGATGAATCGTCTTTCCTTCCTGCACAAAGTTTTTAGCCATAACATCTCCTGGCAGCCCCGCAGGGCTGATTTCAGGTATAAAAAAAGCCCTGATGGGCTAATGAGATATGAGTTGGCAGAGAATTACTTGCCAGTTGATTTCGCCAGGCCGCGGAAGTCTAACGGCGCAACACCCGCATCGATACGCACCTTCGTGGCGATCCCGTCGGTATTGAAACCTTCCTGCTGGTCAATGTAAGGCGTGTCAACACCATTCAGATAAGCTACTTCGATGGTATCGGTGCCTTTCGCAGCGGCCAGGTACCAGGCGTTCGGATCCTTGTCATCCAGCCGTGCTTCAGCAATCACTTCGGCAAAGTTCTGGATAGGGTTAATGATCCCGGCGTTAATATCTGCGCCCTTAACGCTTGCCGATTTAATGGTCTGACTGGCAATCGTTTCGAGCCCTACCGGCACCAGCATGTAAGCTGGACGAATATTCAGCGATCGTTCCCCTTCTTTCTGCAGGCGCATCAGTTTGCGGGCATCATCAATGCTCGAAACAGAAATGGCGCCAGAGGAGAGGTTTTTGTGATCGGCATGGAACAGCGGTTTGCCGTCGGACAGTTTCGGGTTATCCAGCAGAATCGCATATACCAAATCACCAATGGTAGCTTTCGCAGCACGTCCCATTTTCGCCGGGACGTCAGTCAATGCGTTCAGATCATCGTTGATAATCGCCTGGCGGGTAATTGAGAAAATTTCCCCATAGGTAGCCAGTGCGATCGTTTCGCCTTTATCGCCCGTGGTCACATATTTATATTCAGCCCCTTCGCGAACCTTGCGGAGGGAGTTAAAACCGCCCATTCCCACGCGGTGAGCAGTTTTAAAATCAGACAACTGACCTTTCTTCGTCCACAGATCAAAGGTCTCTGCTGCCTCATCCCACCCCTGCAGAAGCGCCTTATTCGCCACGTCGAGCAGAATATTGCCAAAATCAGAGGTACTGTGAGTCAATGCCAGGCCAACCATCTGCATCGGATTGTAACTGGCGACCCCGATACCGCGTTCCGTCAGTGCCATACGCGCATACTCACGTAGCGTCATCCCGTTGTACACGTTATCGCGCTCCTGATTTTCATACCCTGCACGGGCCATCAGCGCCTGGCGGATGCCATCGCCAACAAAATTCCCGTTCCCGGCATAAATGTGCGGCTGTTCGCTTTTGTTCGATGGAGTAGCAGCCTTGCCCAGAGCAGCCAGCAGAACATCTTTCGCCTGCTCCACAGTGCAATCGGGGTCCGCAATACACTGGTTTTGCAGCTCCTGGTGCTTACCGCCGAACATAGCAAACAGATCATTAATCCCGTTCACACGGTTACGCTGTTCGGCATAAACCTGCGCCCGGATAGCATTCTCATCCACAGCGGCAGGCTGAGTGGCGGTAGGTTGGTGTGCCTGAGGTTGTGGTACAGGCTGCTGCGGTTCGCGCTGGGTGGAATTACGCGGCGGGGTGACCATATTACGAATGCTGTTTGGCATTTTTTCAAATTCCTCAATACGTTTTGAATGAATACAGGCCATTGCCTGAAGGGATGGGATCACCTGGTCAGCAAAACCCATGGCAAGGCATTCAGCGCCATCCAGCCAGGTTTCGTCTTCCAGCATTGCGGCAATCTCATCAGAGGTTTTTCCGGTTTTTGCTGCATAGGCGGGGATTAAGACCGATTCAACTTTATCCAGCAAATCAGCGTAGTCGCGCATGTCGTTGGCATCGCCGCCGGCAAAGCCCCATGGCTTATGGATCATCATCATGGTGTTTTCCGGCATGATGACCGGATTACCCACCATTGCGATGACAGAAGCCATGGAGGCAGCCAGGCCATCTATGTGAACGGTGATTGCGGCACCGTGATGTTTCAGGGCATTAAAAATGGCGATGCCATCAAAGACATCGCCACCAGGCGAGTTAATGTGAAGATTAATATGGCTGACATCACCCAGCGCTTTAAGGTCGTTAACAAACTGTTTGGCCGTCACTCCCCAATAACCAATTTCATCATAGATATAGATATCCGCTTCGTTGTTGGCGCTCGCCTTCATACGGAACCACGTATTACTTTTTACGCTTGCTTTCGGACGTTGAAGCGTCCAGGTCTTTGGCATCGGCACTGGTGCCTCCTCTGTCATTGGCAGGATCAGTATCAAATATCAGCCCCTGCTCACGGTTTTCATCGATTTCGGCCTTCCGGCGTGCTTTCACATCATCGGGATGACGCCCGCTGGCACGAACCCAGTCTGATTCCGTCGCAGCGCCACCGCGTATTTGAGCCTTCCAGGCATTAGCCTCCTTGACGGGATCAATCCATGGCATGACCGGGCCGGAATACACAGCGGTGTATAAGGACTCAATATCCAGCCCGCGTGGTAACGTGATTTGGCCGCTGGCGACAGCCATCTTCAGCCAGGCGCGATACATCGGACGTGTCACTGCGCCAATAAACCAGTCCTGGAGAATGAGATATCCGTCTGTCGATTCCACCAGCTCCTGCCGCTGAGCACTGTAAGTGCCGTTATAGTTTCTGGCGGTACTGGAAAAACTCAGACGGCTGCCCGCAGACACAGCTCGCAGCTGGCCGTTGCGGAAGGTTTCAAGATTGGGATTCGGGCGATCGGATTTGACCATGCCGATATCCTCGCCGGGCAGCAGGTCGTCGTAGATAATGCCGGGCTGAATATTCAGCTCACGATCGTCATCCTTACCGGCGTTTTCATCCCAGCTTTGCCCATCCCCTTTTTTGATATACATCCCAAGGGCGGCGGCGATGCGTGCTGCAGTCAGTTCAGCATCTTCGTATTCTTTCAGAGCACTGAGTCGCATAAGAACGCCGGACAAAAGCGACGTTCCGCGCGTCTGATGCAGCCGGCGGACAAACTTCAGGTGGAGCATGTTTTCCGCATCAACCCGTTTCGTTTCCAGTTGCCTGCCAGAGACCGGCAGGCTTTTATAAACCAGATAGCCCTTTGGCCTGCCCCAGTTATCGGTATATACACCCTGATTTAGCTTGTCTGACTCGTTGCTGGTCTGGGGAACAAAATCAGCCTCAAGCGCTTCCAGCCAGAACGGCACCCCGGCGGTAGGCGTCAGGCCATTGCCTGTGCCGCTGACGATCTGTGCAAAAACCTCCCCGTCGCGCAACCAGCTGCGTAACATCAGGCGCTCCAGCATGGGGCGGGTAAACTGATGGGTCACTTCCGGTCGAATAGACCATTCCCCCCATTTCTGCCGGATATCCGCCGCCAGCTTTTTAGCGATCTTGCCATTCTTGAGCTTCGGATGCGGCTCCACGATAATCCCGCTTTTACCTACCACCCGCTCTTCAAGCTTATCGAAAATGCCAATCACTAAATCGTGGTTATTATCAAGCCACCTCGCCTGCTCACGGAGAGAGACGGCCCCCATCTTGCTGAGCTGGTCAGCGGAACGATTCTCTCTTCGGGCTTTGTGGGTGCGGGTGGGCTTAACGGCTTCATATGCCTGTATCATGGCGCGGGATCTTAGCCTCGCAGCCTTCCAGCCGGGAGAAATGACACCTATCGCATCATCAAGTAAAGACATTAAAACCTCGCCAGTTTGTAGCCAGGCCGCCCCCGGCGCTGATTATTCAGGGAAGTAAGACGCCGCTCCCACTCCTGCCGCCCTTTACGGATTTCGGACAGGTTTTCCATGGTCATTTCCTGACCGTTAAATTTGATGGATTTGCCATCCAGTACCGCCATCTCCGCTTCGGCATAGCGCTGGATCATGGCCTCAATATCACTTTTATTCATAACCAGCCTCCTGAGGTGGCCCATGGGTTAGCATCATCAGTTACGGTTTTTTTGCGTTTGCGCTTTTTGGTCTGGACCGGCGCTGGCGCCGGGGGTGCTTCTTCGCCAGTTTCCGGCGGCACGTTCTCCATCCACGTTTCCCGCCGCGCCCAGTCAGGCGCATCAGGCCATTTAATTTTTTCGTATCCGCGAAGGATAACCAGCGCATCAGCGTAAACCAGCAGGTCAAAAGCTTCGTTGGCGCCGCGACCCGGCTTGCTCCATTTGCCATCAGAATCACGCTCCTCGTAAGTCAGTTCGTCGTAAAACCAGCTCCCCAGCCACTTCGGGAAATGGATGTAATTCGGCCCCGGTGTTTCGCGCCACAAGGCATTGTTTACCCGGTCTTTGAGGTCATTGGTTTGCAGCAGATATAGCGGGACATCCCCAGCGGCTTTCGCCCGGCGCGCCGAACGGCCGGTGTTATCTGGCAGGGATTGGGTGATCAGCTTTTCGCGTCGATGACCGTCACCTTTAAACAGGTAAACATTCCGGCCAATTCCCTCCCGACGGCATTTACGCCAGAATCGGTAGGCATTATCGGTGACACCATCCTCACCGCCGGAATCGACTGCCATTGCCATCAGGCGCATACACCGGCGGGGATCGGATGCCATTCGCCACGTCTTGTAAAAGACATCGGTCAGCAGCAGATCCCAGTCCTCCGGATAACTGGCTGGATCGATGGGCAGGCTTTCGCCGTTAGCGTCGCAGCGGAGTGACTGGCGGATGTTATAACGGTCCACCAGCCACCGTTCGCCCATGCTTCCGTAGCCAGTGACCTGAACGACAAAGCGGCGATTACGTCCCCCCTGAACGTCAACCGTTGCCACCAGGAAACAAACACCATCAGGCACACAACGTTTCGGGACATCCTCGGCCCGCTGTTCGAGCAGTTCGCTTTTACGCTGTTCGGTACTCGCCCGCGGCAGATAAGGGCGACCAAAGTCAGTGTTAACGACCGTTTTTAGTGTTTCTTCGCTATGGGTTTTTTCGTATTCCTGTTCAGCCGCCAGATATTTATAAATTAGCTGTGACCAGGTCTGGTAAGCAGCTGCTGGCCCTTCCATCCAGAAAGAAGCAATGCGTGACCGCCGCCCCTCCCCTGTAATGTTTCCATCCCGATCAATTGACTGCCCGTCACGTAGCCAGACGCTTTTCATGTTCAGCTCGCGCTTCATCGCAGGAAGCACTTTTCCTTTGCAGGCCGGGCATTGCAGATAGGCCGCTTCGCTGGCTGTGACCAGGTCCGTCGTGTCACGGTAGCCAGTCATGTTGGCAACTTCAGGCTGAAAATATTCCCCACAATGCGGGCAAGGCCAGTAAAGCCGCCGGCGGTCCCCGCGGTTATACAGCGACAACACGCTCGTTGTGGGCGGTGCTTCATGGGGTGAACTCTGCCGCCATTTCGTATCGAGAATGTCGCGGCCAGGTGAGCTTTCGACCAAGGTCATCCCCGATGACATAAATGTGGTGGTACGTTTGGAGGCAAGCGAGAATCCGTCCCCCTCCCCGTCGATGTCCTCCGGGAAGCGGTCGTAGTCGGTGAGAGCAACAAATTTATAGTCCGACGAGGACATAATATTGACTGAAGGCCAGCCTAGCTTCAGATAGTTACCTGCACGGAATGTGCGATCGTGAACGTTGTTATCGTTACGGCGAGGGCTCAGTCTTGATTTAACCTGCGGGCTGCAACGGAATGTGCGATCAAGACGCTTTTTTGAATGTTCGCGCGCTTTCTCTTCGGAGACCTGGATTACCAGCATATCAGCCGGGTCACAAACGATGCTGTATACAATCCAGCCATCAATCAGGCCAATAGTCTTACCCGTTCGTGCCGGGCCGACAAACACCACAGCATCATACTCGCGTGACGCCAGGCAATTCATTGGCTCGATAACATAAGGGGCCAGATTAGGATCCCACGGGACCGAGTTACCGGCGCCCATTGGCACACGCATATACTCGGCCACCGCGTCGGCAACCAGCATGCGGCGTGGCGCGCGTAAAATTCCGGAGACATCCCGACGGATCCCCCTGGCGGATGCCCGCTTTGCCATCAGTCCTCCTCTGGCTCATCCTCCTCTGCTTCGGCTTCCATGACCTTCTGGGCCATCTGGTCGCGCAAATCGTCAATCACACTTTGAACACGGGAAACCGCTGCAGGTGGAAGCGCACAATCGCGCTCGAGTACATCAGGGAGGGTTTCAAGCACCATCACTACAGCTTTTGCCATTACTGAAAACTCCCTGGCAACTTCATCTGCCGGGATCAGTTGCCCCGTATCCTGCTCAAACTTGATCCGCTCGTTCTCTGCTTTCCAGTGCGCCAGCCTGTCAGCCGGCGGCATGTCCTCAAGATTTGTTGAAACCGTGGGGATCATTAACTCAGCCAGAACGTCGGTAACTAAATACAGTTTTAGTTTGCTGTTGCTGCCTGGCGCCGGCTCAACATTTTTCAGCCTGGCGGCCACTGTCTGACGGTGGACATTGGTTATGCCCGCCAGCTGATTGATATTCAGCTTCAGAGAAGCGATTTCCTGATCCATGATGGTGAACACTTTTTAACCATTTCGACATCATTGCAAAACAGGCATCAATAAAATCAACAACCTGTGCAAATGATGATGATGACCATGGATCCAGAAAACCAGCCGATTCCCGCGAGCGCGCCGCCCCGTGGAAGGCCACCCCGCCGAGAGGACCCATTAGATAATGATTATCGTTTATAATTGCTGGGCAATTATCGAGGCCGCTCATTGAACAGCCTCTGTGAATACTCAGCCTGCAGATGCGCCACCGTCGGCCTGCAATACACTTTCAGGGATACGCTCCGCCAACCGCACATTGTTGAAGATCTTCAAACCACTGAATCCAAGGTATGTAGAGGACTGGCTGACGTTACCCGCGATAAAGTCGCTCACATCTGCCATCAATCCATTAACGACAGCCTCGGTATTCACTCGCCAGTAGTTTTCGAGGGCAATCAACAGTGGATCTGAGCCATTGCTTATCGTTTGTTCACCAACGGAATAACCCTTCTTACCAGACTTGTCAGTAATGCATTGCAGCGTATTGCTCTGCACAGACACCATGTCTGTATTGTTTACCTGCACAGTGAACATTGCGACTTTACTCCCCTCATCACTCGTGCTGGATGCATAGAACAGTGTGAGGGTTAGATCATTACGGTTAAACATTACTGGCTCCTGTTACGGTTACGGTTGCGATGACGGGAACGGCGTTCTGCCTTGGATGCACTATCATCAGGAGGCATAAGCTCTCCTTCTTTCACTGTCACCGTTTTTTCGGCGGCCGCTGGTGGCTGCGCTGGTTCTGCCGGCACATATGGCTCACCACCAGCCTCAATCTCAACCTTGAGATACGGGTTAGTTTTCATACTGTGTGTGAAGTGAACCGCGCTTACCGGCAAATCCATGTAGGATTTACCATCCCGTTCGAGGGCCACCAGCTTCCCGTCTACGTATTCAATTTTTAAGCTCTTCATCGCGTTACCTTTTGCGAAAAAAAAAGCCCCGCAGATGCGAGGCTATACAGTAGATATCCCCACAAAGGGATAAAAACCACATTATCCCTTACTGGG